AGCCATCATTAAAAGTGGCTAAATTTGCAGTATTACCGGCGTTGTTTATAACAACATTTGTACCTAACAACTTTAAATTACCTGTACCGCCGTCATAAATGACACTATCAGACCCATCATGATAAATTTGTAGGTCAGAGCCAGCACCGAAGATAGCCTTGTCGTTGTCACCGAATGACACGTTGGCAGAAGTCGCAAGACCTGCAAAGGTTGGAGTGTCAGTAGTAGCAACGCCTTGATCCAAAGACTTAACAGCAGTCTCATTGGTCAACTCACTGTCCATTAAGGCACCAGCGGCAGTAACGTTAGTTGTGTCAGTAACGTCTGCTCCTGCTTCGATACCGTCTAGCTTACTGTGATCTGCATCAGTGAATACATTGGAATCTGTAGCGGCTTCTACTGCGGCTCTAATCTCAGCATTAGTTTGATCGCCTGTAGCACCTGCTTCAATGCCATCAAGCTTCGTATGGTCTGCGTCAGTAAAGACGTTAGAGTCAGTAGCGGACTCAACCAGTGTACGAATTTCTGCGGCTGTTTGGTCAGCAGTAGCACCAGACTCAATACCGTCTAGTTTAGTGCCGTCAGTAGCTACATCACGTCCGTCTACAGTACCACCTACAGTAATGTTGCCTGTAGCAGAAACAGTAGTAGCAGAGACAGCAGCAGGAGTAGCACCACCAATGACAGTACCGTCGATAGTACCACCGTCGATGTCAGGAGTGTTTACGTCAGGAGACGTGAGAGTCTTATTAGTAAGTGTCTGTGAGCCAGTCAATGTAGCAACGGTAGAGTCAATGGCAAAACTAACGTCATTACCTGAACCAGTTGTGTCAATACCAGTACCACCAGTAAACGTCATGGTCTCAGTGTCTAGGTCAATGCTTAATGCACCACCAGAGTCTGCTTGAAAGTCTAGGTCTTGAGCTTGGAGTTCTGTGGTTACAGCGTCAACGTAAGCTTTTACGGACTGCTGTGTAGGAACCAGGTTAGCACTGTTGGACGACATATCGTCTTCATCAACGAATGCAGTAATGCTAATAGTCCCATCGGAAATAGTTTCGTAGGTCAACGTGCCTGTAAAGGTCGGACCTGCAATATCTGCTTTGGTTGCGATAGCAGTAGAGATCGCGTCAAACTCTGTTTCAAACTCAGTTCCGCGAATAATCTTACCAGAGTCGCCTGTCGGTAATGAGTCTTTAGCCCCAAAGTCTGTAGTCTTAGTGTAGTTCGACATCGGAAAGTCCTATTGCAGAAAACGGAGGGAAAGGAAAAAGGGGCCATTGCTGACCCCTCTTGTCGTTCTTATGCAGAAGGAACTGCGAGAACGAAACCAGCTTCAGGACGGTAAACCTGGACACCGTACAGCGTGTCAGCTGTGTACAGAGTCGAGAGGTATTCCTGCTTGTACTGAGTCTGTGAACGTACAGCCATTTGCTCTGCCATGACAATTGCGTCTTTGTGGAAGAGAAGAGCAGCACGTGTATCAACGGTTCCTGCAGTGTTGTCACCAGCAGCTTCGATAGTTGCACAGTTAGAAGACACGTAGATGTCTACACCGTACAAGTTACCAATGAGGCCGCTGTTAACTGACTGACCACTTACGAAGTCAGAAGACACGTATCGGTCAATGCCCATGATGGCATTACGAGTTGCAGGTGGGATGATGAGGCAACGGTCTTCCATAGGAACGTCGTTGTCGTCCATCTTCTGAATCATGTCACGGAAGAACGCATCAGTAAAGTCGTCACCAGAAACAAGAGTGTCGTCAGTGTACTGAGTAGTTGTGCCGTTGTCGTTGAAGAAACAACCAGTGTGCTGATAGTCAGTAGGAGCTACTGAACCAGAGTACACGATTGAACCACCGTTACCAAAGCCAGTACCTGCTGAGTGCAAGTCAGTGTCTACCTTAAGAGCAAGCTGGTAGCCAGCATCTTCAGTGTAGAACTGACGGAGGCTGTTGAGAGCCTGTACTTCGACGATGTCTTCGATAAGACGTGAGTACTCGAAGTGACGGTCAACAGCAATCTGCAGTTCTGACTCTAGGTTTGCTTGGATTGTTACCGCAGTAGCTTCAGCTTTTGCAGAAGCAGATCCACGTGTTGGCTTAGGAATGTGAATTACGTCACCTTTCTTACCAGACATTTGGATACGCTTTACAAGAGGTGCAAGCTTGAGGTTCTTTTGGTATGCTGCAATTACTTCGTCACTCCAGATTTCTGGGATAAAAGTACCAGCAGCGGTTTTGTCAACTACAGCATTAGCTGTAAAATAAGTTCCAGAGGTTTCGCCAGCCATGATAAATCTCCTTGATAATTAGGCTACTTAACTCGACCCTCTGCGTATGCTTTGAATATCTCGTCTGACATAGACTGATATCGTTCAGGGTCGGTTCGCATGAGTTTAATTATGTCAGCCCGACGATAAGTCTTTTTACGAGACTGCTCTGCTGTTCCTCTAGCAGTTCCGGTAGTTGCGGCTTTGAGAGATTGTTTGCGTGCTGTTCTTTCTACTTTGGCTGTCTGCTTAACCATCTGGTTACGCTCTTTCCAAAGACTAAACAACTCGTTAGCAGCGTCATAGTCATATTCCTGGTCTGCTGCTACAAACATCTGAGTCCTATATTTAGAAGCTTTGATCCACTCAGCAAATTTAGCGTCACCTAATATGTCTTGCATGTCAGGATGTTCTGACTGTAGTTGTGCAAGTGCGGTTTGCTTTTTGTACTGAGCAGTGTATTCCTGCGCTTCTCTAATTTTAGGATGATTCTCAATAGCTTTACTAACGGCTGATTTTGGATCAGTAAAGAAATCAATGTCGTCATCATCGTCAACGGGCTGTTGAACAGGTGTTTGTTGCTTTTCTTCGAGTTGTGTATGAATGAAGTCGTCTACGACCTTACGTAACTCACCAACTTCGGAAGACTGACGACCAAGCATCTTTTCAGCTTCTTGGTGCATCTGTACAATTTCTTGTACTGACTTACCTTGGTACTTATCTGGTAAATCTTCTTCTTTAGGTTTGGCTTTCGGTTTAGGTTTTTCTTGAGTTGGCTCATCAAAAGATGTAGCTTCAAGATCAGTTGTTGTAGAGTCGTCTTCAATACGCTCGTCTATAATTGTCGCTCTTGACATATTAAACTACTCCGCCTTTTATTATGGTTATGGAGATAAATGTAAAAGGGTTAGCCGTTAGGCGTCCTTCTTTTTGTTGCGTCCGGCTTTTTCATGTTCCCTAACCCATTTCATGTGCTGACCTGGAAAGTCTCCAGAAGCACCGTCAAGGTGGAAAGATGGGGCAGACACTAATCGCTTAGCGTTAGCGCCACAACCACACCTACTAGTTGTGACGTCAGGCTGTACGAATTCTTCAAAGACATGTCCGTTAGTGCAACGGAAGTCATAGACCTTAAACATCTAAAGGTTCTTCGTCTTCTGCTTCTGCTTGCTCTCTAGCAGCAGTAATAGTGTTTTGTAAATTTATAATAGTCGCAAAGGCAGCTACTTGTCCTTTACGATAATGTAAATCTTCTATGTCTTTTACTGTTTGAATATCAGCAAGCTGAGTAGCATTAGTAGAGAGTTCTTGTACGAGTTGTTTGAAACCTTCGTGGTTGAAGAGTTCGTTATAATTATTAAAATAAGTTTCAAGCTCGGGAGTCATAGTTTCCTCTAATGTTTAACTATAGTAATAGTATAGCATATTTTTATTCATTTGTCAAGTCTTTTTTTAGACTTTCTTGCATTGCTTTTTGACGATCACAAGCATGGCAATCGCCACACACAATAAAACCATCAAGAGCATCTGTAGGATGTCTACAGGACCAGTACAGCTCACGTAGCTCTTCAGGCATACTTAAGTAGATGCCTTTGCTACGTTCTACAGAGTTGTACGTCATATGTTCAAAAGGTGCTAACCAAATAGGCTTAACACGACGTGTAGTGCATAGTGCGTTTAACACGCCTTGTGCTTCAGCACCTTCGTCCCTAAAGATGTTGTAGTCGCCTGTATAAACAATGTTAAATGTTTTACCTAAACCAGAAGCAACCCTCATAGCTTGGAATAGTGCAAGCACCATGTCCTTACCACCTGGATACTTAGCTTTCCAAGAGTACACTGAGGAAGAAAACTCAAAGGGTCTTTGGTTTTTCTTCATGTAGTTGATCGTGTTCTCTATGGCTTTTGCTTCTGCTTTAACACGGCCTTCAGAATTGTCTATGTGTATTGAGTGTACGTGTATGTCCTGTTTTGTATGCTCCAAAAGGTTCCATAGTAATGAAACACTGTCCATACCACCTGAGTACATTACTATGGCTGTTTCTTTGTCGTTCCCTTTGAAGTAGTTTTTGTTTAAACATATATCTAAAGCTTGCTTTACTTTAGTTTCGTAACTCACATAGGCTCCTATGCTTTTCTAGTAGGCTTCTTAGCTGTTTTAGCTGCTTGTTTAAACGCTTTTGCTGTAGGCGCACCTTTAGTTCCTGGTTTACGCATACGTTCACCAGAACCTTGTGCAATACGATTACGTTTAGCACGTATGTTTGCGTAAAGACCTCTCTTAGGCATTATTTACCTCTCCTACTTCCTGTACCTCTACTACGTGTTACAGGCATAGTTTTCTTTTTCTTTTTAGCGGGTGGTCGTCCTACTTTACTACCGTATGTTCCTGGTCCTGCTGGCATGATTAGCTCCTTACTTGATAGTAGTCTTCTACTGTACACCGAACTTGTCGGTCTTTGTGTTTAACAAATACTGGTGCGCCTACTTGAAGTCTACTTACTCTGACTTTAGTTACGTCTTCAGATATGTCGCAGCTTGGTATAACCACGTACTGCTGATCTGCTTTTTCTATGAGAATCTTAGTGTCTGCTGATGCCTGTAACGACAGCAGCATTATCGCTACTAGTAGTGTTCGCATTGTGTTCTCCTAACGTCATCACGACGTGCTTTAGCCTCACGGCTGTTGGTTTTATGTCATTACCATTTTACCTTATTAGCCCAATAAGCTGCTGAACATCTACCTTTTGCAATGTTCTTTGCGTGTCGAGCTTTAAATGATTTTCGTCTAGCTTTTTCTTTTTCTGTTGTAGGGTTTTTACCTGCACCACTAACACCTTGCTGGCCAAAACGAATTGTTCTAATTGAGCCGTCTTCGCACTTAGCAACAACTACATGGGATTTTGTAGGGTGATTAGGAGTCCTTTTTGGTTTGTTGTACCCGCTTACGCCCGCTCGTGCTAGTCTTGGGTCTTTCTTTGAGGGCATTACTCAATTCCTCTATTTGGCGCTCCAGTAGGTCCAGACGGTCGAACTGGCCTTTGAAGTTGTTGTTGATCTGGTCTAGGAGGATTTGCATTTCGCGTTGCGTTATTAGCATTAGATTGTCCTTTTTGGTCTATTGCTTTTTCTTTGATAAGCGTTTCAGCAACTTTTAGACGACGTTCAAACTCCTTGTCCTCTTGGTCACCTTCACGCAGGTTACGGGTAATAGCGTTAATCTTGTCAATCTCAAGCTCTTGAGGTACTGCTTGAGCCTCTGCAGCGAGTTTAGCAGCACGTGCTTGTGACTCTTGAGCCTGAGCAGACAGTGCGGCTGTTTGTGACTGCTGGAACTGCATCTGCGCTTGCTGAGCCTCCATCTGCATCTGTTGTGTTTGAGGATTAGGCTGCATAGCTTGTTGCATAGCTGCTAGTAGTTCTTCACGGTTAGACAAGTTCATGTTGTCAATAACTGACTGTATTAGTGTACTGTACAATGGTGAGTCCTGACCCATAGTCTGCAACAGCTGTACAAGTTGAGTGACTTCGTACTCACGAGCAATAATACCTAGTGTGCTACTAGCATTAAACTTGTAGTCAGCAACAGGGTAGTTCTCTGGGTCAAACTGCATGTAACGGTAGGCTGCTTTCTTGACAAATGGAATCAAGAAAGACTGCTGGAAGTTAATCAGTGTACGCTTGTGGCGTTTAATAATAGCGCCAAGAGACATACTAATGCCAGCGGCAGTAGCCTCGCCGTTAACATTACCAGCGATTCCTGCTGAGTCAACGGCTCCTGTTGCCTGCTGTACCATTTGCTGCAGTGCTCCTGCTTGAGCAAAAGTGATTTGGTTAACTTGACCAAAGTTGAAAGGCTGGAGTACTTCACGCGGATCTCCGTTAGTTAGAATCATTTTACCAGGACGTATTTCTGGCTTTGCACCGCGTGGTAGACGAGTAGCGTCAATAGCCATCATAGGATGAATGGTGAGACTCAGTGCGTCAATACGTGCGCGTAGTTCAGTGTCCAAAGCTTTCTGAGAGTTGTAACCTTTCTCACAGACTCCACGACCCCAAAAGCGACCTGGTACTACGTCCCATGGAAAAGCTACTACAGGACGATCAGACATCATGTAAGGATTAGCTTCTGCCTTCAAAAGTACACCGCCGTTAGCAACCACTACAACGGCTTCTACGTAACGTGACTCAGAGTCTACCTCTCCTACCACTTCTTCGTCTTCGTCGCTTACAGAGGAATCTAGAAGCTCTCGTGGCACTAAACCGTAGTACTTAGTGAGACGTACCTTGTCGTCATTGTAAATAGTTAGGTCTTGGTCAGGTTCCAAGTCAGTGTCAGGAGCAGCGGAACCTACGTACACGTCACGGTACACACCTTGTTCCTGCAGAAGTTCCACTTGGTGTTTACTAACAAACTCATCAATAGCTACACCCATAGCGTCTTCAACATTAGTTGCTACAGGGTCAATTAGGAAGTTCTGAGGCATTACTGGCTTAAGCTTGACAACTACACGATCAGTAATATTGACACCGACTGCCTGCAACTGTCCTTCCATAATAGGCTCAGTAGCAGGAACCATCTCTTTCATTTCTTCAATAACAATCTCACCAATGCCTGTACCAAAGACTGCTGAGTTAATTAGACACTCTGCGACAGCCTTACGTATCATGCAGTTTTCAAAATCTTCCGTAAGCTTGTTACGCAGGAACTGCACGTCTTGTCTTTGGGTGTCGCCAAGGTTGTCACTAACGTCAAACCACTTGCCACGTCCAAAGGTGGCTTCTTCTAGTTCCGCTACGTTAGACTCAACTGCTTGCTGAAGTGCAGGAGAAATAATACGGGAACGCTCAGACCGACGCTCGCTGTCAGAAGGGTCCCACTGACCACGCCATAGTCGATAATATTCTTCAAATTTACTTTCATAGTTGCTTTCGTAGTGGTCTCTCCAGTCTTCGCATTTAGTCATGACCCAGTCTTCAAGTGACTCTTGGATCATCAGTGGGTCTTGTTCGTATAGTTCACTCATATTAGTATCCTGCTACTACGTCTAAGATTTCGTGGTCTTCAATCTCGTACGTATAGTCGTACGCCACATTAGCCAACTGGTCGATGTAAGCTAAAGCGTCAACCAAGTCATCGTGAGTTAATGGATCAGGGAACTGAAACAACTGGTCAAGAAACCTAGCATTCCACTCGCCTTTGTTTAACGTAATGTAGCCGTTTTCAAACCTACCTTGTAACGCCCACATAACTCTGTCTGTTTTCTTTTTGTTACCGTGTGTCAGTTCTTCTACTCTAAAGAACGTGCCGTACTTCTTTTGTAAGTCCACTAAAGGAGACATTACAGCTTGCTTAGCAATACCTCTTTCGATTCCAACCGAAATGGGACGGTAATCTCTAACGGCCTGAAATATCTTAGTTGCTGTTTCGTCAAGTGACCATCTGCCGTATATGATATTGTCAACATACCAACCATGCTCACTGACCTTAACCACGGCAATCGCTGTTTCGTCAAGCTTACTGTTTTTAGTTCTCTTCTTATTGACTTCTTCAAATCCTGCCAAGTCAACAGCAATGTAATAGTCTCCTACTTCGGGCGTATCTTTACTAAACCGAACCCAGTCTTCCTTAAACATTTCTGACCCACGAGCTTCAAACGACGCCATAAATTCTTGGCGAAACGCATAAGAAGACATAGACTTTTTAGCAACGTCAATTTCAGACGAGTCCAGTAATGGATTGTCATAAGAAGTAAAGTGCCAAGCTTTGTACGTTTCATCATCGTCTAACTCCGCATACTTGTACAACTCATAAAAATGGTTGCGACCCATTGGCGTACCAATGAACATCGCACAGCCTTTTTGATCCGCCAAAGCGGGTCTAAGTATCTGCTCGAATACGTCAGGCTTCATGTCTGCGTACTCGTCCATCACTAGAAACTTGAGGCTGACACCTCGCATTGTCTCTGGTCTGTCGGCACCTTTGAGGCTGATGGTAGCACCGTTGACAAGCTTGATTTGCAGATTATTAATATGGCTACCACTGATAACAGGGTTCCCCAATTCAAGCAGGGTTTGCCACATGATGTCTCTGGCTTGTCCTTGAGTAGGTGCGACGTAAAATACATGTCCTCTGTCCGCCTGTAGTGCGTTAACGATTAACATCCATGCTGCTAACCTAGACTTACCCGTACGTCGCCCAGCAGCTACTATTTTAAATCTTGTGTCGTCTGCCCAGACTTCCTGCTGCCAAGGCAGTAACTTAATGTTTAGGTCAGTCAAAAGTTCAGCCTTGGTGTTGCTGGCACTAATTCAAAAGAAATGATGCTAACAAACGTAGATCCTGCTTCTGGTGTTAACGTAATGGTGTCGCCTTCTTTTGCTACAAGAAACTCGCCATGATTGCCGCCAAACTCCAAGAATTCGTCAGCGTTTACGTTTTTTCCTGCTATGAAGTCGATGTCCGTACCGTTGTGAACCCACTTGGCGCTAATGCTTTTATTAGCTCCGGTGTTAGAAATAAACAGATAAGTAACAATAGCATCATAGCCAGCAGGCACCGCTAAGATGTGGTTAGCAGACCCTGCTGTTAGTGCATCACCGTGTGAAAACTTCATATTAATAAGTCCACATAACAGGTGTTGTACCACGTGTGTCAACGTGTACAAAACCTTTGTCAATACCAATGCCAGTAAACTTAAGTTCAATGGCTTTGGTTACAATCATAAGGCGATCAGCGGCGTTTGTTATTCTTATGTCCGCCGCGATGCCTTGTGCGTGAGTACCAGGTACGTCTTTCTTAGCCTCTATAGGATGCTTGGTTGGATGCCTATAGCCACTCGTGACTTCAAAAGGAAAACCACATGCCTCACGTAACTCGTCTAACTTTTCTAGGAACTCTTGTTCCATGTTGTTGGTGCCTGTAACCTGACAGTCAAATTCTTCTCGTGTGAAGTACTTAAGACTCATCTACTACTTCTCCTTCAATAATGTCAGGTGTTGAGACCTCAGCAGTACCAACGCCACTAATGTTGATCTGTATAGCGTTTCTACTAGCGTCCTTTACTACGTCCTTTTCAAAAGCACCTACAGGTAACATACGGTCCATAATTAACTTCCAAGCTGCAGCCTGATTCTTATGGTCGTTGTCCAAAGCAGCATCAAAAATAGTCTCCAACACCAGTCGTGACTTAGGTGATGCCAACATACGTGCTTTGTATTCATTGATTATCGCTGCGTCACCCTTTGGTCGGCCTACTTTGCCTTTGTTACCTGGCTTAACAGCAGCTACTTCTGACTTTCGGGGTCTACCACGACCTCTTTTTTTTATTTCTTGAGTCATGATTAAAATTATCCCTAATTACAACTATAGTATAACACAAGTTTACACAAAAGTCAAGTTATTTTTTAGTTATTTTACAAAGTAGTAGTTTTACTAGTGTAAACAACAGGTTACATGAGCAGTAATTACCGTTATTTTTTCTAATTTTGGCTTATTTTGTGCTTAGGTAGCTACAACTATAGTTATACAGCGGCAACACGGGCCCCCGCCTTGAATTTACACCAGGAAACCAAAGAAGTCAAGCGGTAATTTGCACAGTTGACACGGGCAGCAACTCGTGTTGACCGCTGGAGTTGGCATGGTTCTTGCACGAGGTGCAACATAGGAACAACCTGTGGATAACTTTGGACAACCTGTGGATAACTTTTGTTGGTGTGATGGGTTGACAAGTGTGTGGACTTATGTTGGTCCCTTTGGAGTTACCTTTGTTTATACGCACGCACGCAACTAAACGATTCGCCTGGTGTTGTCAATAGTCCAAACATGTGAAATATTTACACTTGACATGGGTCATCAAATGCGGCCTAATGAAGTCAACAGCAACCAAGACGGAGCAACACAACATGACAAAGAAACTTCAAAGCTTAGACACTCAATACCTACAAGAGAGCATCAAGGACTGCAACACACCATTAAGAAGGTTTTTCCGGTGTTGGATTGATGGGTCATACAAAGGGTTTGAACACTATCAGGACAACGTATTTATGTTATCACGTCACCACGACAAACCAAAAGTTATACGAGGTTATGTCATCTGTGAATTTTGTGACTACATAGCGCACGAGTACGACTGTAGCACATCAACAGTGCGTCAACACATGGCCAACAGTCTTACTACAGAAGAGCTAGAGCAATTCAACGCAGAGCTGATAGACGACGCACTTGACCTTGTGCGCGATCAACTGGAGGAAGTAGCATAATGACAACTTATCAAGCAGCGTTGTACAAACTAAACAAAGCTAACACACTGAAGGAACTTAAAAGGCTAGACAAAAGCTTTGAGAGGATTTACAACAATGGTTTGTTTACAGTCATTCAATATCAAACACTAGATCAAAAACTGGTAGATAAACTAATTGAATTAGAGGGCTAACCAATGAAACTTAAGCAACTAGGCAGCAACAAAACACAGGTCACCTATGACCTACACACTGGCAAGATGGACGTATTGTTCAGCTATGAAACACCAGTGGCGGCATGGTTACCAAACAGAGGCTATATCAGGACTAATAAAAAGTTCAGTGTTACCACTACCAAACATATCAACCAGTGGCTAAATGGTGCTGAAGCGTTAGAGGTGCCGCAGTCACAACTAGAGGAGCTAGTACAGTGAAAGACACTATTGACTGCTTTACTAGCTTTGACATGAACCAGGGTAAAACTAAAGTATTCTGCGGCTATTCAGGCATAAACAATGCTCACATCGTCTGGAGACAGGACGGTGACTACGTAGGCAACATGTTGATTTACAGTGACGCTGGAGACGCTTTAGAGGACTTTAACACACGCAAGGAGTTTGCACAGTCTATGGGAGCGCTTGACGATGATTGAACAATGGCAGCCATGGTGGGACGTTGTGATCCTTTTGACGGGCTTTGGCATCACGTCGATGGTACTTAAGGCATACGAGATGCGAACTAGGAAACCCAAAGGAGCGACCAGAAAATGAAAGTTTTAGACCTATTTGCAGGCATAGGTGGCTTTACTCTAGGTTTAGAGAGAGCAGGATTTGAAACAGTGGCTTTCTGTGAGATTGACCCTTTTGCACAGAAGGTCTTAAACAAAAATTGGCCAAAGGTACCGATTTATGACGACGTTAAAGAAATCACAGCAGCACAACTCAGAACAGATGGAATTGAAGTTGACATCATTACAGGAGGATTTCCCTGTCAAGACATCAGTGTTGCAGGGAGACAAGAAGGACTTAAAGGGAAACGATCTGGACTCTGGTCTGAGTGCGCTCGTTTGCTTAGGGACATTCGACCAAGATATGCCATATTTGAGAACGTCAGGAACTTGCTTAACGGCAACAACGGAGACTGGTTCCGACAGGTACTCTGGGAAATTTCCGCCATCGGGTATGATGTTGAGTGGCACTGTATACCAGCTTCCGCGCTTGGTGCCCACCACAAAAGAGACAGGGTCTGGATTGTGGCCTACTGCAACAGCGATGACAGGCGGCGAAGGAGTAGCGCCCAGTCACATCAACGGGAAACACGGTTGGAATCTAGGTGCAGCAGTGCAGGACAGTCTTTCACCGAAGCCACACAGACGATGGCCGACTCCAGCAGCGAGAGACTACAAAGGAGCACGAAAGCCGGAAACAATGGCGAAAACAGGACGAAATCCAGATACCAACTCATTACCGGATGCAGTGGAGTTTCGTGGGACGCCTGGCAGACTGAATCCAGCGTGGGTCGAGTGGCTAATGGGGTTCCCGACAGGACACACCGACTTAAATGCTTAGGTAATGCTGTAGTACCTCCTATTCCTGAAATGATAGGAAGAGCAATTATGCAGCGGGAGAACAACCTATGAAATTTGACTTTTACTTTTCGTCCAAACCTATGTTACAACTTATGTACATACCAAGCCATGACAACTTCAGATATACCTATGTGTTGTCTATTGCATGGTTTAGGTGTGAAATTAGTAAATATTACTGGAGGTACTTTTGAAGAAAAGAAGGCAATATAGTGACTACTTCATGTCACAGGAAGAAGTAGCCAAAGCGTTAAACATAACACGTGCTGAAGTTCAACACACGGAATACACAGCATTGAAAAAGTTAAAAAGAGCAGGTAAACTCAGAAGATACGTAGGAGCTAAGGAGAACTAAAGATGGCAAGAGAACTAGTGGATATCTGGCAGGACGATTATGATAACATGGTGGAAGGCAAAGGCATCTATCGGGACTACGACAGAGATCCTGAGCCAGAGCCAGACTTTGACGCCATGGACACCACTGTGGCTAACCTGGTGTTAACCACTGAGGAACTAAACCAGGAACACCAAAAGCAACTTAAGCACATCCAAGAGTTAGCAGACGCAATTAAACACTGGAAGTACTTAACAGGGAGAATTAACAATGGTTGAACATATGCTGCCGCCAGACCCAACAGACTACTTTAGTGTTGCAGAGATGGACTACATGATGGCTATGATTGAGGACTATGAAGTAGAGATGTTTAGACTTCAGGTGAAACAAAGGCTTAAAGAGATGGACAGGAGCGACCTAGAGCGCAACATGTTGGACATCTACGGAGACGACTGGAAAAACGTATGAGATGTAAAGCATGTGATCGAATATTGGAAGAAAAAGAATTGTTAAAGAAAGACAACCAAGGAAACTTTATTGATCTATGCAACAACTGCTTATTTTCTTCTATAGATACTAATGTAGACAGCATTGGTACTATTACTGAAGATTTATTCTTGACAAATGATGAGGACTATGATACCCTCTACTAAAGTAGTACCTATGTAGTACCTTAGAAATAAACAGAAGTAGTTAAACATTAGTAGTAAACCAAAGTAGTAAACAACATTAGTACTTCAGTAGTACAACAGGAGACAACTTAAGTATGATTAGAGACGAGTTTAGTGTGTACGAAGTGACCGGAGGTGACTACTCCATCTATCGACTAGGCTTCAGTGAGGCCAGAGAGGTCGCTAACGAGATTATGAGGTATGACCCTTATGGTGGTATACCTTTTGTTTTTAAGCTTGAGATGGACGCTAGAGAAGCTCCTAGCGACAACTTAAGGATCAGTAGGTCCGACTTTGAAATATTCCTGGACAAAGTGAGTGACCCTTTTCCAACACCAGAGGACGATTAAGATGAAACTGTACATAGAGGACCCTTCTGAAATTGAGTACCTTTTGGAACTTCTCGATGACGACAAGGGTTATATACAAAGCACTATGCAGGACACTAATGACGACGATGCACTGTACGACCTTGACACCACTTTGGTGTACAACCAGGAGTTGACCCGTCGTTTAAAGAAACTTATTGCAGTACAGAGTGTTGCTGCGTAAGTCATGATGTGGTATAATATTAGTATGGCTAGAGAGGATCTAGTCGCAACCCAAGAAGCAACGGAGATTATTCCAATGGCAACAATCGAAGGCATTTGTAACTTTAGTAACCTAACTGAGCACGACGTGTTCAA